GCACGATCTCGATTGCGTTGACGGCGCGCAATGCGACCGGCCAAGCTGCGCCGGACTTGAGCGCGAGACGGCCCGGCTTTTGCGCGGTGTCAACGTCAAAGGTCGCAGCCACATCAACCGCCGTGGCGACGGTATCCTCGCCGTAAACCGTGACCGATGTGATGGACGCCAGAGGCATACGGCGCAGGGTCACAAATGGCGTGCCGCCGTAGCCCATCCCCATGCTAAGGCTGCCACGATGGCCCTCGCGCACGCCGTCCCACCATTGTTCTTTGTGTCCGGGCCAGCAATCAATCGTTAGCCGCCACGTTTGCGAGATAAGCGCGAGGCCCGATGCGTATTCGACCTCCTCGCGCGCCTCGGCGATTAGGCCCTCAAGATAGGCGTCGGTATCGCTCACGCCGTTAAGCTGTGCGCGCAGATCATCAGCCGTCACAGGCTCAACCGCCGGGCCGGTGACGAGCGTATAGCCCTCTTGCTGATAGTGCCGGGCAATAGGGCGGAGGGTCATTTACGCTTCCTCCCGCGCTGCGGCACATGCAACATGGTTTCGGGCGGCGTGGCGATCTTGACTTCATACGCCGCGCCGTCAAGGACGGCCCACTCTGCGACGTAGCCGTCAACGATATCGCCCTCTGCGAACGCCTGCTTGGCGTAGCCGTTGGGCATACACTCGTAGCCGCCAGTCTGGAAAATCTTTGCGCGCATGGCGTGGCCTCCTGTGCTCAGGGATGGGGCGGCGATCCCGTTGACTGCCGCCCCACGTCAAAGATCAGGTGCGGGCGACCTTGGTGCCGACGTAGGTGGTCGGAGCGCGGTGCGGCTTGCCGAGGGTCGCCATAACGGTCACAACCGCGTCGCTGCCTGTGGTGCCGGTGATCGTGAGGCCCAGATACCGCTTGCCGCCGCGATAGCCGATTGCGCCCGCGATGCTGTGGTCGGCGTCGTCGCTCGTGACGGCGATGGTGTTGGCGCCGCCAACCGTCCCGCCCGCCGCAACCGTGGTCGCCGACGCGCCCGCAGTATCGGCGGACTCTTGCAGGGTGGCAGTAAACCCGCCCGCAGCGCCCGCATCGGTGACGACGTTGCACACAAGCTCAATCGTCGCCCCGTCAAACCCCAAGGTGTCAACATAGCCTGAAAGAAGCGTGCCGGTGCCGCTCATGGTCAGCGATCCGAGGTGAACGCGCTGGACGTTAGAGATAAGGTCGCGCATGGCGAGACTCCTTAGATGGGGTTGCGTGGCCCAAGGGCGGCGCGATTGCCGCCCCCGGAGAAGTCTTTAGGACGCGAGCTTGATAAGCTGCAAAGCCTCGAAGTTAATGACCGCGCCGCCGACCCGCTTGGTCGAGTAGAACTCCACGAAGGGCTTGGCGGAGAACGGGTCTCGCAGCGTGCGAATGCCCACGCGGTCAACGATCTGATAAGCCGACCGCATGTCGCCAACAGCAATGGAGAGCGAGCCGACGGCGGGGTCTGGCATATCCTCGAACGAGGCGACCGGATAGCCCAGCAACGTTGCAGGCTGCCCGGCCGCAATGCCCGGAGACCACAGGTAAGCGCCGTCGCTATCCTTGGTCTTGCGCAGGAGCGCAGTCGTCGCGCGGTTCGTGAACCACGAGGCGTTGGAGCGATACGCGCCCTTGAGGTTGTAAAGTGCGGTCAGCAACACGTCGCCGCCGTTCGGAGCCGCCGCAAGCCCGCCGTTCACGCCGCTGTTTGTCACGGGAATCTGACCGGGGTTGGTCACACCCGCCGGATACGTTAGGAACCCACGCGGCTGACCGACACCATCGCCGGTGACGAACGATTCGGCCTCAGCGCGGGCGAAGCGATCCGCGACCTTGCCAGCAAGCCACTGCTCGATATTGATTTCGGGATCGTCCAACATCTGCTGCGTGGCGCTCGGATTCGCATACATCTCGTGCACGGCGATGCGCCACGCCCCGAAATTCGGCGTGCTCGTGACGGGGCGCGCGGCGGTCTCCGCAACCCAACCATAGCCAACCTCGTTGAGATCAAAGAGGCCTTCGAGTGCGTCCTTGCTGATGACCTGCACCGCCGCATAGGCGCGCATCGGCGAGGTTTCGAAGATCTTCGTGACGATTGCACCGGACATGTCGGGGTTGACCGTGTAACCGCCGGTTGCGTCGCCGCCGACAGACAGGGCCTTGCGCTCGTCATGGTCGAGGTGGTCGGGGCCCTTTCGAAGGTAGCCCTCCATGATGGCCGCATAAGCTTTCAGGCCCTCGCCGGTCATCTGACGCGCCTGCGTCTCGCCGACAAAGCCACCTGCCTGGCGACGCCACGAAGCGGCCTTCGCCTCCATCGCCGCGTCAACGTCGATGGGGTTGCCATGATCGTCAACCACGACACGAGCGGCGCGCTTGGACGCCAGCACGGCCTCATCGGCAACGGCCTGGGCGGCGGTGATGGCGGCTTCCATCTTGGCGAGCTTGGCTTCGGTCAGCGGGTCGGCGCTGCCCTTGGCTTCGATCTGCTTAAGCCGCTCGTCGTTGGCCTTCTTGTAGGCGTCAAACCCGGTGTGGATCGCCTTGATGGCGTCCGCAACGCCCTTGATTTCATCAGTCATTGGAATGCTTTCCCGAAAGATTGGAGGAGGTTTGCGAGGTCGGCGCGAGCCGCGTCCTCGGCCTTGCCGTCATCCACCGCAGCATCCCGCCGGGAGAGGTAGCCTCTGAAGCCAAGCGATGTGATCGCCGTGGCGTCTGCTTTTGAGTATCCTGCATCCCGCAGAAACCGTTCAAATTGCCGCTCAGTCTCGATCCCCTTGACCGCCGTGACTAGCGCGTCAGGGAGCATTGGGAACGTGACAAGAGAAATCTCCATGAGGTCGATTGCCGTGAGGCGGCGCACTCGGCCGTCCGCTTCAGGCTCGGCCTCGCGCACGCGATAGCCGATCGACATTGAGTCAATGGCTCCTGCGCGCAAGAGGATCAACGCCTCTGCGCCTTGCTTGACGTCGGCGAGGAGGCGCCCCTTGACCTTCAGGCCGTAGTCATCCTCGGCAATCGACTCATAAACGCCGATCACCTTGGAGGTATCGTGCTGCCACAGCATTTTGACCTTGCGGCCCGTGCTGAGCGACGCGCGGAAAGCGCCCGGCGCGACCACGTCTAGGCCTTGATCGACCACGCCAAAAACCGACGCATAGCCTTCAAACGTCCCGTCTGAATCTGGCATTGCCTTGATAAGCGCGGGCGAGTGTTTGGTCTGCATTTATCGGCCCTCATTGCGTGTTGGCTAACTGTAGCATGTTTGCAACACTGTGGCTAGACTATCACAAAAGCGACGGAGCATCGGCAATTTATCGTCTCGCTGGCCCGCCCTCGCGGATCGCCCGGATACATCAGCCGCGTCCCGCCAACGCTAAACGGCTCATCCGCTCCGACGTCCTGACCGTCCGCGCGCCTATGGCTGTCACGGGTCCGCGCATCGCTGCCCGCCATCCACTCGCGCCGATACTCAAGGCCCTCCTCGCGGATTGCGGCGTCCGCGCCCGCGTTGGCTGCGCCGTGGGTTTCGGTGCGGGCGATAAGGTTGGCGCGCCGACGGCTGACGCTAGGGATGCGGTCACGAATCGCGCGGCCTACGCCGTCCTGCCCAAGCCCCGCCTCAAAGCCCAAGCGCACGCCTTCAACGATGGTCGCGCGGGTGGTGTCTGATACGGATGTGATCCGCTTCCTTATTGCCTCTGAAGCGACGTATCGGAGGGCGAACGTCGCCATGACCGACGCAAAGTCTTTGGTTTCGTCAGGCCCTGCGCCCGCCTTGGCGACGCGCTGGATTCGGTTGGCTGCGGTGAGGATGCTATTCGTCAAAGCCTTGGAATACACCGCGTTAAGCTCCGCGCGGTGCACCTTGGCCGGGGGGACCTTCCCGGTCTTAAGCCACTCGGCCAACATCCTAGCGCTTGCCTTGGCGATCTCCCCGGCAAGCTCCTTTCGAAATGCGGCGGCCAACTTGTTGAGCATCTTGTCTTGAGCGAGCAACTCTTCAGCGCGGGTATTGCCGGTGGCGAGCGTCATTCAAATTCGCCTCCATACCCCAGCGCCTTGGCACCTTCGGGGTCAACCGACGGGGTGAAGTTATCGGCAGGCCTGACGAGCGCCGCAGCTTCTTCTCGCGACAGCCGGGGAAAGCCGATTAGGATGAGTTGGATTGCCGACTCCGGTGGCAGTAGCCCGTCGCTAACAGACTGGATCAACGTTTGCAGCGCGTTAAGCTGCGCGCCATTGAGGGCCTGCGCTGCTACGTCGCCGCCGGTAGCCACCGCTGAATCAGGCGCGCCGTCAGTCACCCCTGCGCCTGTTGCGACGATGCTGTCAAGCGGCACCTCAAGCCCCCCGACAAGCACAACGTCGCCGCCCTTAATCGGGTCATAGCCTTTCATCTCGCGCCGCTCGTTGATGGTGAGGTCGTCGGACATATTCGCCATGTCCCAAAGTGTGGCCCGCTTATCAACGATTGCGGGGACTTGGTCATAGTCCGCTTTGATCTGGATGCCCTGCGGCTTGCCCAGCCACGCGCTCCAATCTTGCGCGATTAGATCAACGAGCGGTATGACCGTATCTTCCCAGAACGCAAGCCGCGCCTCTTTATAATTGGAATACGTGTTGTCGCCGGGGATGCCGAGCATCTGAGGCGGCACGCCAAAGGCAAGCGCAATGTCGCGCGCTGCGCTATTCTTGGCATCTTGGATCCCCATGTCGGTTGGGCTTAAACCCATCTCGTGCCACGTCAGGCCGCCCTCAAGAATCATCGGGCGACCTGCGTTGTGCGACCCCGAATACAGGTCTTGCACCTCGGCTTTGAGCCGCTGAAACGCATCTTCGCCGAGCGTGGTGTCGCCGCTTGCCACGAGAGCGCCGGATGGGCGAGCGCTGTTTTGAAGCAACGCCTGCATATACTTCATAGATTCGTTGTGCTGGTCGATGGCGTATGCGCCGGACTCGACGGGGCTTTGACCATACCAATCATTAACCGGGTTGAACGCCTTCATGTGGCGCAGGTCAAAGGCCCCGCTTGGCGAGCGCGAAAAGATGACCTTTTTGCCGCCGACCTTGTAGCAATAATATTCTGGCAATCCGTTGGCCGCAGGGGTGATCTGCATGCGATCCGGGCGAAGCTGGTAAAGCTCGCGCGCTTGCCCTGCTACCGTCACGCGCTCCTCGTAGCCGTTGCCCGCCAACAGGTAATAGCCGACCTTGGCGCGGATATACTCGGCCCCGGACTGCATCGGGTTTGGCTGCGCGATCAAATCCAACAGCGGGTGCGCGATAAGCTCCTGCTCACCCCGGAACGCCAGCCACCGCACCGACGCCACCGCGTCACAGATGCGATTGACGGCCTGATAGGCGATCACGTTGCGCCGGTATGCCTCGTCCGCAAACGCCGCATAGTCGCGCGGAGACCAAACGGGTTGGCCTGGCGTCATGACATGCGTGTAAGCTGCGGCGGATTCTTTGACGCTCGGCACGTCAGCGCGCCCAAACAGA